TAGTCATCTGCTTTTCAACAATCTTAGCCTTATTCTGAATATCAGCTTCTTTAAGCATCAATTCAGCAACTTTGACACGCTTATCAAACTCTCGTGAAGCCAAAGCATCGTCAGTAGGTAGATTCTTGGTGTTAGCCGCCATACTCTTAGCTTGCAACTCGATAGGCATCAATTGCGCTTCAGTCAATAACTTTTGCGCTTCAGCCTTGTTCTGCTCTGCTTGCGTAGTTTGGACTGCAATCTGTGCTTGAGCCAGTTGCATAGCCATTTGTTGTTGCATTTGAGCCGCTTGTTGAGCTTGTGGGTCAACTTGAGACATCTTGTCTAGCATCTCAATTAATTCAAATCTGTTTGATAGAGAAGAATTAGCCATGATGCCCTTCAAAATGATAGGCAAAACAGGAGTATTAGGGCCAAGAGTCTGCAAAAGTGCAATGAACTGTTGTTGCTCATGCTCTCTAGCAATAATTCCAAGCGCAGCCGTAGGAATGAACTTCATGTCCACAGTAGGGTAACGCTCTGGATCGAACTGCATATAGCGGTAAGCGGCTTTGGTGATGAAGGGGATCATAAAATCCTCTTGGAAGTTCACCAAGGTACGCTTGTATTTCTTGATAATCGAGGCAGTAGCCATCGAAATACCACCCTGACCAGCATCTCTGGAGACAGCAGTAACCATTCCCTGAGAGTCAAGAGTGCCTGTTGCCATCAAAAGCATACGTTCAAACTCTTTGGCAGTTGTCAGGTTAGACCCATCAGTATTGCCGAACTTGAATGGAAACAGAATCTCATTTGGATTGCCGTTTGTCAGGATTGCCTTGCCTGGCTTTACTTCAAACTTAGCACCCCGTGGGAGGCGGGTAGCATCCATAGCCATCATTGGGCTAGTTGTGAGAGCTAGTGAATCTAAGTGTGAACGAACTTGGGCATCAATAGCTTTTTGTGAGTTGTAAGCCTTCTCAACAGTACCACGACCCAACAAGCGATTAGGAACTGTGTCGTCCTGATAAGCAAGGATTGGGCGGTCTTTCATCATGTATGGGTTCTTTTCTGCCTTCAGAAGAACACCATCATTGGCGATAACTACGATAGCCTCAACCATATCGGAATACTCATCCTGAATAGAGTCTTCAGGGAATAAGTCTTCTACTTCACCATCTTCTTCGTTTTCCAGTTGTTCAAGATATTCTCTAGGAACTAAACCATAGTAGGTCAAAAGTTTAACTTTATCGTCTTCGTACTGAGAGACTTCTTGGGTAGGCTCTAAGTCTGTATCCATTGAGTCAGTACCGACTTTTACCTTGCGGTAGATGCCTTCTTCTTGACCTTTAACGACCTTGTGGATGGAGACATACTTCTCAATAGCGACACCCATACAGTCATCAATAGATGTTCCATTAGGGTCAAACAAGAAGTTACGGGGGTTAACAGGAACAATCTTAACTGCAATGCGGTCTTGTTCTACGACACCGATAGCCGCTTGTCCCATTTGTCCAGGTATTGCCTGAGTAGCGGGAACAAAGACTTTCTCTGTTTTGACAACAATCTCACCGATGCCAGTACCATAGATTTCTGCCAACAGCTCAATCTGGTCAATAGACTTGCGAATCTTGTCTACTTTGAAGTCTTCCATCAGTTGTGCTTTGATGGCAGCGACATCTAGGGGGCTACCATTGACATCACGAATATCGTCTTGAATGTCAAAAAACTCACCCTGACCGAAGATGGCTTCCATGATTTCGGCATGGCGTGTCTCTACGGCTTGTTGGGTAGCGGGGGTAACAATACGGCTACGCTCGGAGTCTCTAGTCTTATCTTGGGCATCCCACTCACCATTGAAGATTCTCTCGTACTCAAGCCAATCATCAAGGCAATTGACATCTCTCCAATCCCTCCATCTATCACAATGGTTGACAACAAAGTTAACTATCTCTTTGTCTGAGTCACTAGGTTCTTGGAATTCCATTCTTATACCCCACTAATAATATCTACAGGTTGCCAATCCTCGCTATCATCTTCTTCCATGTAAGATGTAACAGCCAGTTGGTCAATGTAACTGAGGGAGTCAGGCAAGTCATCATGGACTCCTTGAGCAGGGAACAGGATTAACTGGTCTACAAACTCATCCCAATCTTCTTCCGAATTTAACACAATTCTGCCATGCTCGAACCTACCTTGTAAAGCCCAGATGATTCTGTCTGCTTTTTTTCTATTCCCGTGGGTCAAATCTATGATGTGAGCATAGGTGTTGTTCTTTCGCATCAAGTCTGACAAGTAGGGCAAAACAGCGTTCTTTAACGCCCCCCTCTCTATCCCCACACTTAAAGGGCGGTAGTCCCGAATAGCAATCAGTATCTTAGAAGCCGTCTCTCGAATGTCCCATCTTCCGTGTTCAATCTTCTCAACAAACCACTTCCCATCGTCTGTAACCTTAACTATGGAGATAGCAGACTCGTCCAGACGCTTCTTAGCATTAGCGGCTTGTTTGGCAACTTCCTCGAATCCCGCTAGGTCAACAGCGATGTAATAGCTTCCATGTTCAGGCTTTACCCCGTATTTGATCCATTCTTCCTTGAAGATGTCAGAACCCGCATTGGTGAAAGAAGCCATAAACTCTTGCTTAAAAGCGAAGGAACTCAGGGTCTTTTTAGCGGAATCTATCTCTGCTTGGTCAATCAGGGGGTTATCAGCAGTGGTAAAGTGCCATGATTTCCAATCAGGATCATCTTCACTCTCTCCTAGTTTGAAGGTATCGTAGAACCAGTTTCTGCCTTTTGGAGTACCAATAAAGAGTGCTCTCCCCCGTTTATCAGACAAACTGGCACGAATGACCTGTTCCCAAGCCTCGGGCTTGATGTCTGCAACCTCGTCGAGAACGGCATAGGTCAAGCTAACGCCACGAAGGGTATCAGGTCTATCCGCACCACGAACGTATATCCTAGCCCCGTTTATCAGGGTAATGTCTAGGTTGTTCACATGACTGCTCTGAATAACCTCTCTACCAAGGTCTAACAGCAAGTCCCAGACGATTTGCCTCGACTGTCCCATTGTTGGCGAAACATAGAGTACAGCCGAACCAGGTGGGCACTTCAATCCCTCTATTAGCAAGGTAACGGCAGCCATCCTAGACTTACCGCACCGCCTACCAGCCGCAACAACTTTGAACCTCGTTTTGTCGGCAAAAACTTCTTGTTGCCACGGCAGTAAAGAGAAATTGAGATCAGCCATACTTTGCCTCTACGTCTTGGGGTTGTTCAGTATTCTCAACAATAACTGGTTCAGCACCAATCCCAGTTATATTAATCGTCACTGCCGACCTCTGGCTCTTGTCCTTTTCAAACAAAGAAACAGGAAGAGTCCTATCAAGACACATCTTGAGTGCTACTAATTGATGGGGATGCTCATCATTAAGGGCTATCTCAATAACCTTTTGAGCCACATCCTTACCTCCACTCCTAATCATCAACTCTTTAAGCTCCTTCAGACGTTGATGGTCTGTCTTAGGTAGTACAAGGGGTGGATTGTCAGCAAACCTTTGTATGGTCATCTTGACGCTTCCCTTTGGTCTTCCTCTTCCTCTTTTTTCCATTTTGTCCTCCTTGGAATGGATGTTTCATTTTAGCTTTTTCTGAGGGTGGGCGGGTACACAAATATCTACCAACCCAACCTACCCCCTCCCCCCCATACATCTCACACACCTAGGGTTTCTACCTAAGGGTTTCTACTACTGTACAAGCAGCCAGTACTGTTCATCCATCCACCAGGGTTTTCCCTACTGTACAAATAACCAGGTCTAGATGCGAATGATTCTCATTTGTATTTGCAAGAGCATGAAAGAGCGATGCACCTTTTCTGTTGTACTTGAATTTCCATTTGGTTCTATCTATCCCTATATGTTCTCTCTACTATCCCTTACATAATCCTCTGTTTAGGGTTGTTGTTTATTCCCGACATTGTTAGTAACTAACCCTACTCTCTCAAATGGCTCGTCTATCCTATATCCCAATGAATGCAAATGTTGGTAGAGGGCTAACAGGTTCTCGAAACCTTGGGATATATTCCCTTGTCCTACTGTTAACAAGATTTGACGTTTTGGGTTGTCTAGTTTTCTGCGGAATTGGATTGTGTCAATTTTGGGAGGTCTAGACATTCTTAAACCTTGAAAAGAATTAAATTAAATTAATTCTAGCATCTAAGGGTTTATCCCTATGTTTTTTTCTTTTTTAGTTGCTACTCTATATAGACCGAACTAGCGGAACTAGTGTCTTTTAATAGGTGTGAACAGTGAAAAACAATTTTTTCCCCACATTGTCAGAAGCTTTAGAAGCGGAGAACCTTTCCCATGCTTGGGATGGAACACCTTTAGCCTATGGGCAAACCATTGGCAAAACCTTTGACGATGGATCAAGGTTTGGTTATTACATTTCCATTTATCGGGATGAACGTGGTTTGTACGAACGTCCTATCCACTACAAAAGGGGCTAACAATGAATGACAACCTAAAAGACATCATTTGTGCCATTGGATTAGGTTTAGCCCTCTGTGTGGGTTTGTTGGCTTATTTTGACATTTTGGTCAAATAAAGCTTGCTGCAAGGGTTATCCCTAGTTCACCAGGTGTTCGCAAATCACTAAAATTGCAATCTTTCAATCAATTTTTAATAGGTGTCAATATGAAACTCTCAAAGATCCTCTCCCAAATTGCATTAGGTGAAACCTACAATGAAAAAGCATTGTTGAAATGCATATCAATGAAGCTTATTTTGCGTAATGAATATTTTGATGTCATTCAACGCTATTTAGCGGGAAATACAAAACCAATGGATCACATTTTATTGCAAGATATTTCAGTATGCTTGCATAAAATTGGTTCTTAATAGGGGCAAAAAATGAAGCTTGAAACAATCTCTCTTTGTGGCGGGTTCAATGGTCTATATATGCCACACCCATTAGGTCGGGAAAAGTTTGGTTATTTTTTGATTACCGATTCAATGGGTGAACAACCTCCCATTGTTGGTCAAAAATGCGCTATAGGTTGGTATACGGACGATGCCCAATTCTTGGGTTATTTAGACGTTGACCAATGGGAACAATTGTAATTTTTAAATTAATAGGTGTCAAAAATGATATATAAAATCGAGCATGGATCAATTGCAGCGGTTCAATTTGTAACAATGCCAAATGGCAAAAAAATTACTGTTAGCGACTCAAAAGACGAACGAAATTTGCGTTATTTACCTTTAGAAGTAAAAGAGATAATTAATAAACAATTTGGCATTGTTTTTTCTCTCCCATATGAGAGTAGAGAGGAATTTATAAAGAATTCAATCCCTTTTGAAGTTGACGTTTATCAAACGTGCATTTGTGGGTGTGATACCCCAAAAGATCAATGGGAGATAAATTATTCGGGTTATAGCGAATGCCCTGAATGTCGCATGGTTTAATATTTTTAACTTTTTAATAGGTGTCAATATGCGAAATCCTTACAAAACTATCCTCCAAAATGAGGGCTTGCCTTATAAAACCCTCTTGGGTACGTCATCCACTAAAACAGTGAAAGGGGAAAAGCTTGGTTTTCTCACCGCTATCCTCTATTTAACCCCTGACGACAATATCTGCTCAATGGCAAGGTTAGCGGGTTGCATGGAGGGTTGTTTATACTCATCGGGTAGAGGAGCTTTTAATTCGGTTCAAAACGCTAGAAAAGCGAAAACTGATTTTTGGTATGCCAACCAAAGGGCTTTTTTACTCTCTTTTTGTGCGGACGTTTGGTCATTGCATCGATCTGCAGCAAAACACAATCAAAAGCTTTTGGTTCGTCCAAATGGCACAAGTGACATCCCTTGGGAGAATTTTAAGGTTTTGAATGATCAAACCATTTTCCAATTGTTTCCCGATGTCCAATTCTATGATTACACAAAGCATCCCTCTAGGAATTTGGTTGGCAAAACACCTGGTAACTATGATTTGACGTATTCATTCTCTAGCATTACCCCAAAACCGATTTCAATCAAAGGGTTGACCAACAAAAACAATTCAAGGGTTGCGGTTGTGTTCCAAAGAAAAGAGGACATTCCTACAAGCTTTAGGGCTTGGGAGGTTATCGATGGGGACGACACCGATGTCCGACACATAGAACCCAAAAATGTAGTTGTTGCCCTTTATGCCAAAGGTAAGGCTAAAAAGGATCATTCAGGTTTTGT